GCCCTATTATAGAAGAACCTATACTGAGGGAGGAGGGAGAACCTCCACTCCGTTCCATCTCCTCTCCCTCCCTAACTCAGTAGCCACGCAATTGAGGCCCCTCAGAGGCCCTCAGAGCCCTCGCTGAGGCTGTTCAGGCACTGCGCCACGCCGAGTCCATGGGTGCCTGCCGGATCTCCTGTGGGAGGTACAGGGTGTCGGCTGGCGCTGGCTGGACCGGAGCCGGTCGAGGGCTCTGGAGCTTGGTGAGGACGGCGACACTGATGCCGGTGAAGATGAGAATCAGGCCGATCAGCAGGAGCAGGTCCCGGATGATCGAGGAGACACGATCAGAAGGGAAGGTCTTCATTGGGGTCCTCAGGTTCGATGATGATGATGTCGTCCTCTTCCTCGTCGCAGACGCCATCGTTGAAACCTTCGTTGTACTCACGGGCGAGAGCCTCCTTTAGGTCGATGCGAACTTGGACAGCGAGTGACGCGAAGCTGATCTGACCCTCGTCGTACAAGTTAACCCATCGCATGACACGCTCGGTGGCTGTGTTGTACCGGGCTTCCGCTGCGGCTACGGCTTCGGGGTCCGGCTTCTCAGGATGTTCCACAAGTCCCTCGCGTTTCCGAAGTGAGTGCGGTCGTAGAGACCAACGGTGACTCGGCCGTACATGGCCGGACCGGAAGGCTCACTGGTTGTCGTGTTGAACAGCAGGGTCACGTACTTATTGGGGTGAGTTTCAGTGAAGAGCAGTAGAGCTTGCTCCATCTCATGGTAGGCAGCGACGAATCGAGCACGAGCCTCGATGGCAGCAGTCTCATCCTTGGCTGCCTGACAGGTGCACCCACAGAGGGGCACGTGGCAATGTGGACACTCGGTGGAACAACAGGAGTAGCTCACTTCTTCCCCTTTCTCGCAGCCTTGTACGCCTTGTCGGCCTGAGGGCACGTGGTCTTACGATGACCGGGCACGCCACAGATGCTGCAGTTCCGCTTACGTTTTCCACGAGACATCGCATCGAGTTCTCGTGCAGTATCGTAGTCTCCGTCCTTGACCAGTGCAGCAACTTCACTCTGGTCTTTGGTGTAGATCACGTCCTTCTTCTTCCGTGTACCACGCTGTGCCTCACGCTCGTCCATCACGGCAGGCATCATCCGGTCGGCGTACTCGATCAACTTGTTGATGACGAGGTCACCCTTGGCGGTGAAGCCCTTCAGTTCGGCGCGAAGCTCGTGCCCAAGCTGGATCATGGCACGCGCGATTAGCATCAGTTCCTGACGATCTTCGATCTCGCCCATCACTTCCCCTTTCGTATGATCAAGCCCATGGCGAGGTCGTTCTTGTGCCGGAGAGCCATTAGCTCCTCTTGCTTCCAGCGACCACGCTTGCAGTAGTATTCTCGTGCGACCTTCAACGTTGCGGGCTTCGGGACGTCACGCTTCTTGTACGCCCCGATAGGCTCTCCCTTCATGGAAGTGCGGGGCCAACAGGATGATACCTCTTCCATGATGCTGAAGCCAGTGAGCGATGAGCCCGGGCGTCCAAGCTGGTCGTCAACTGACGGGCAGAGAAACCTGTCGATGTCAGTGTCAATGGGACACTCTCGTGGTGCACCTTCGCTCTCAAGTGGCTCACGCTTCGGTGTCGGCTTCCCAAAGTGCCCAAGCTCTCGTCCTCGCTGCTCCATCAACAGCTTCTTGGCGAGCCGGTTGCTCACGATTTCTCCCTCACATGGAGGAACATCCGCTCCCCGGTGTTCAATACGTAGAACCATTCCTTGTCCTCCACTTCGATGTTCGGGAACTCTTTCTCGCTGGAAGCGAATGAGCACAGGCTCACAGCCTCGTCGGGCGACACGAACAGGCCAACTACCTTCTCACGGAGGTCGGTGTCTCGGACCCCGAGGACTAGGCACGATTCACCCCGGGGCTGCTCTACGGCAGTCACTCGGAGCTTGATCATACGCTGTCCGGGATCAGCATAGCAGAGCCAGCGAGGGATCGCCGTACGGCCCGTTTGCGTGCACCCCGACCATGGGGAGATTCCTTCACGACGCGAATGGGATTGGGCCGTGAGAGGATCGCTTCAATGCGAGGGTCCTTGCCGAACTTCTCGATGACCTTGTTGATCGCACGCGTTGCGGCCCGAGACTTGAGCTTGATTGCGTAGTAGGTACGCTGATCGATCTTGCCAGCGTAGGTGTAGGTGAAGGGTCCGATCTCCACGGTATCCTCACCTGCACGGATCAGGTGAGTCTCACCATGAGCAGGACCACCAGCGAGGTAGATCTCGATCTTGCGGGTCTTGTCGGGGAGTTTGCCCTTCTTGCTGAGCTTCGTCTTACGCTTCATCGTCGTAGTCCTCATTGTACCCGACGTAGCCGAGATACCCAGTTTTTTCAGAGATCTCATCGTGCATATCCTGTGCAGCAGCAAGCCCGAAGATGGGGAAGATGGCGAAGTGAGAGAACACGCCTGCTGTCGCCTCCTCACCTTCCTCGATCTCGATCTCGATTACAAATCTCTTGGTCATGTTGTTCCTCCTAGGGGGCGTCGATGTCGATGCTGGTGAACTCTTCGAGCTTCTCTTGCCAGCACTGCTGTATGTACTCTTCTTTCAGATTGTCGAGCCTATTTTCGTACTCATCATCTGGCTCATCTTCCTCCTGCGGGTGTTCACTCGGGTCAAAGTCTTGCTCTGGATCGTTATCAAGTTCGAGATTGCTGAACTCATCGATGGCTGTGTCAAGAGCACTGACTCGCTCTTGAAGAAGCTCACCACTAGAACCCGACTGAAGAGACTCGGGGATGTTGTCGAAGTTAGACTCACACTCTGACTTCAGGTCTTCCAGCGTGCTGACGACATCGTCGCGTAGGTCACGCAACGACTCATCGGGTGATGCCCCACCGATTTGGTCCTGAAGATCGTAGACCGCACTGTAGAACGCTGACTGGGTAAGTTGTGACCGTTTGGGTGGCGTCTTACTGTAGTGCTTGCCTCCGTATCGGAACTTCCACCAGTAATACGACTCGCCTGCTTTGATACCTGCACTAGGGATGTCCTTACGAGCCTTCATCACGTGCGTGACACGTGCCATGGTTATCCTCCTAGGTGGGGAATACGTTAACGGCTTCTGGCTTGGAGACGCGCTTTACGGTCTTGGGCTCATCGATCAGTGGATTGCCATCTGCATCAAAGGAGTCCGGGGGCCATGTCTCTCCTTCTAGGAGGGCCTGATACAGGGTGAAATCATCATCGAGTTGGCGAAGACGCAGTCGCTTCTGCGCCCTTGGTGACAGGGCACCACACCGATCGTAGTAGAAGACGAAGTACTTGGGGCGGAAGTTAACACCTTCGATCAGCTTATCGAGGGTGTGGCCGCTGTTGGCGAAGTCGTCGATGGCGATGGTATTCTCGGGTTTTGCAAACAGGCGCCATCCCTCAGGACCTTCTACACGTTCACCATGAGAGGTTTCTTTCGCCTTCCTTACGATGATCATCTGCTTGTTCATCGCATACGCTACGACACTGGCGGGGACGATACCACTGTGACCAGTGACGAGGAGGTACTGAATCTCGTCCATGATCGGATTCAGGGATCGTAACAGCCTATCCACACTCTGACGCAATCCCTGCGGCTTATGGTGCATGTGGTAGTCGGACATCACTTCCTCCCTGTCGAGCCCAGTGCACGCCCCTGCTTGTAGACTGCAGGCGTCGTGACCATGCAGGTCTCGTACTCATTGGTCTCGGGGTTGAGGATGACCTTACGCTCGGCCACCTCAGGGGTGACGAGGATACGCTCGACAGGCTGCTTGGTGCCCTTGGTGTTGTGCTTGCGTGCCATGGTGTTCCTCCTCAGCGGGTGATTGCCTCGATCTTGCGAATCTGGTCACGTACGCGCTTGGCCTTGTGGGGCTGTCCGGCCTGTTCGTAGTAGGTAGCCATGAATCGAAGATGCTCAATGCCCTTGACAGCTTCGGATTTGGCATCCTCGATGCGGCGTATCTTGGCAAACTGGTCGATAATGGTAGAAGAGGTCACACGTCCTCCGGGTAGTTGTGCATGGCGCGGTCGTACTCTGCAGCGAGATTGTCGTCTTCGATCTCGATTGCCTTGACGCGCATCTCTTCGATGAAGTCCTCCGTCACTTCATCGGTGATGTCGAGGAATCCCGGACCCATTGGGTATGCAGCGAGTACTTGAATCTCGACGTCACGGTACTCTGGGGGACTCATCGCACTGGAACTCCATGGCGTGTCCTTGCCGCTTACGTTCGCCATGATGAGCACAGTCTGCCCAGTGAGAAGCTCTGTCTCCCATTCATACGCTCGGGGCTTACTCATGGGCTGCTTCCCCGATTTGCACCATGATCGTACGTGCATTGCCAGAGGCACCACCCATCTCTACTACGGTTTGCATCTGATACGCAAACGTACCAGCCCATCTCTGGCTTAGCGTGTAGATGTGCTCAAACATAGCGGCCTGCTCGCTCGCGTTCATCTCACAGAACGCTTCTGCCACCAGTTCTGGGGTCAGTTCAACACTCACGCTCTTGGTGATGATCATTGGTCCTCCTTATGATTGCGATGTGTAGTGCCCTAATCACTTTGACAGGATGCCAGATCAGCTTGAGTCTTAGAAGCAGGTGTCGCACGTACAGTACTCATACCCTCCTGACTTACAAGAAGGCATCGCATGCTTGTGCGGTCCGAACGGGCGGTCACCAATGACCTTACTTGCAGCGTACTCTTGACCGGGCTGCTTCAGGTCAAAGCCCTTCTCCTCGGCCAGCTTGTCCCATGCATACACGTCCGTGCTCGGGTCACCTGTCATGCAACCTCCTTGAAGAGTTTGTGTCGCGTGATCTCTCGGATGCATCCGTAATCATGCAGCACCGGTTTCCCGTCGATCATCATGTATTGTCCGTTGAACAGGTCTGTGATGTCGTAGTCCGCAGATACCTCATCGAGGAGGCTCCAATATTTCCCATCGGGGTCACGCTCTCCGTCCAGATATTCCTGCACCACGTAGTCGATGTACCCGTTGACCTGCCCGTAGTCGTACACCTTCGCGAAGTACTTTTCGTGATCGGGGTGCAGCTTCAGGTAGGTGAATGCCTCACTCTTGTTCTGGTTGAGGTCACTGTCATACGTACAGTCCAGCTTCACGACGTACTCACCACAGCGCCAGACTCGACGTGAAGATGACCCGACGAAGTTGCACAGCACGCCGTTGAGGTACACAGCGTAGATGTCGTGCAGGAGGGTTGCGTTGCCGGGCTCGATTTCGACGCGCATGATCAGGATCCTCTTGTGTAGTTGATCGTTTCCGGGGCGATGGCGTTCGCAAGAAGCGTCACATGGTTCCGAGGCGCTCCAAGTAGGTCTTGCATTGCCTTTGACGCCCTGTCTCCCCGCTCGGGGTCGTGGGGCCAGTTCGTCATGAGCCGGTACACGCGTTCCGCTGATTCGACAGCTTCCTGACGTGTCATCTTGACTCCTTCCTAAGCAGGGGTGAGAGTAGCATCAGCAGGACGGCCAGCGCGACAGCCACGATCCAGTCGAGAACAGCAGCGAAGGCTCTCGTAATCACTCGTCCTCCTCACTCTCCTCTTCGTCTTCCATGTAGGGCTCGACCAGTGTGGCACAGCAGTCGTCGCAAGAGCACCCGTCTTCACTGAAGTTCTCGTCCAGAGTGTACTGGATGATCTCTTCCAAGTCGAGCGCGTCCGTTGCCCGATTGAGAAACTCCTCTTCCACGTCCCTGTAGAGGTCGCTCATCTTCCACCGGTCGGGCACGCTGCCATGTTCTTCCTTCCAGTCGGCAACGGCTTGTTCCATGGCGGTATCGAAGTCGTAGCCGTTGTCCACGTTCCAATCGTCGATGCGCTTGTTCGCACAGTCCGGGCAGATGATCCCGCCGTCCGTCATGTACGCAGCAGTACGGCACTGTCCACTGGTCAGCATGGCACGCCTCCGTTGAGTTGTGGGTTATCCGAAGATGATTTCACCGAACAGGCAGCACTGCAGGAACACGTCACCGGTTTCGGCGTCCTCATTCTCGGCGAGGAAGTTGGCAAAGTGGTACGGATACGCGTTCGCCATGATGTTGATACCCTTGACCATGGCGACCCAGTTCAGCTTGAACTGCGTTTCTCCATGGTGTTGGAAGTTGTATTCACCGTCATCACCACACGCGGTGAACATGATCCAACCACCGGAGTACGGGACAGCGTCGTAGTACGCTTTACCGGCGCTCACGTCGTGTATCATGTACCAGTAGTTGCTCCCACCTTCCAGTGCACAGCAGAGGAGGTCGTTGAGGCGCGTGGCATCGAACTCTACTTCGGTGCGAACAGTCAGTTTCTTGTTCATCGCATCACCGCCTTCTGTGCGTTGTTGCGGCGCTTGACCATCTTGTGGTGCCAGTTGGTCATCACGCGGGTGCTGAACTGTCGCCACGTGTCCATGGCGACGTTCGTGTGGAGTCCGATGCGCTTCTCGATGTCATCGAGCGTCAGGTTGCAGGGACCATCTGGGCCTACCATGGTCGGACCTTCCAGCTTCTGGATCAGTTCAACACGGGCGAAAAACTCGGCCGCATTCTTTTCGGTGATCTCGCCCATGCCGACTACGATTGTCATGTAGATGATCGTGTCGGTGACACCGTCGAGGGGCGTGAGTGGATTCATCTTCGTTGCGTTCCAGTTTAGTGGCATGTTACGCAACCTCCTGATGGGAAACGATCTGCCAGTCTTCCACATCGACTTCGACGGGCTCGTCGTGCTTCGCCCACCGCATGGCCTCACCGATGTGACGCATCGGGCGATGGTCGCCGATGAACTTGACCTCGTTGCCATTGTCGTCGATGCCAGTTCCGTAGCCGATTGTGGACATCGCGGGGATACTGACCTTCGTCACGGTGAGCAGCATTACAGCACCTCCTTGACGGTTAGGCTCTGCCAGTTGGGATACCGGGCTTTGACGATGTCACGGGTGAGAGCTTCGGTGTACAGATTGCGTTCGCGCCATTGGATCGGCTGCCCACCCCACTCTGTCAGGGTGATCAACCAGACTCGCATCCCCATGCTAGTACCCTCGACAGGTGACGACGAAGCCAGCCGCCGTGCGGTAGATGGTGTGCGTGTTCAGGTCGCGCATGGCGCGGCGACACATCTCGATTGCCTTGTCGCGGTCAGCGAAGATGCCAAAGACATCACCGACACGGGCGAGCGGGTTGTAATAGTGGACGCGTGGCATGTGTCCTCCAGTTCGTTTCGTCCTTACGGACTCATCAGGCAAGCGGGGTGGGCACTGACAAGACGGCTACGCTAGCGTGCTCGGATTCTGGATAGATGGTGCTCCAGCGGAGTCCACTGTCGGCGCGTTGTACCGACTGGCAACCTTTACGGTTAGCTCCGTCGTACTCGCCCACCCCTTAGCTTGCTACGGGTTGACGGGAGGAAGCTGGCTCGGTTGTCGCGTTGTCGGCGTACTGCTGCCGCCATGGCATCCGCTTTCGCGGTAGTCTGTTCGCCATGGGTTCGCTTTGCTGCTATCCCGTTCCCTTTATTGCCAGCATGTTGATCCGCATCTGTCCCGTAGGCTCTTGCGGTCGCTGTGGTGAGCGGCTTTGCGTCAGTGCCGGGAACCGAAGTCCGCCCGGCTCGCACTGTAAGAGGTTCGCGCCTGTCCAGCCCTAAGAGCACTGGCGCTTGCCTTCCGTTTCGCTGCTGCTGTCCGCGACACCGCTTGTTCTGTCGTCCGCTGGCCTTCGACGCGTAGCCTCAGGCACTGGGCTCTCGATGCGGTGCTGCGTGCTTCTGTGCTGATCATTGTGCATGATCCGGGCCAAGATGTACAGAGAAAAGAAGCGTTGGCCCGCAACGACTTACGCTGGCGCAGCGCTCAGCGAGGGCTCCAAAGCGTTGCAGCGTGCAACTATTGCACGATCATTTTGCAACACTTCTGCATGGTGGGCTGCTGCGCCTTCGCTGTCAGTCTCGGAGCGCCGCGCGTCCTAAGCGCTTGGCTCTAGGCCGCTTGACACAGAGTTGACTAAAGTGTACCATGGTTGGGGAGGCTGTAGCAAGGATCGTGCCAACGAGCACTGTTGCAGATTGGAACGCGCTAGGATCGCTCAGGACGGGCGACCAGCGGCGCGATCAGGGGCGCGATTTCGGGCTGTAACGCGGTGCGCCGCAACGAGTTGAACAAAGGCTGGACAGTGCACAGAGGTCCTCGGCCTAGTGCGGGGGTCCACGCGATCCTAGGGCAAGTGTGGAAGCGTGGCGCGAAATGGCGTAAGTCATTGGCGCGCAAGCGCTTGGCGGGAAATGCACCCTGAGTGTAGGGCGTGCCCTCGCTGTGCTGAGTGTGAGCACAGGGCAGCGCCGAGGGTGCGCGTGCTGGCACGTGGCGCAGCGTGGTGGGCACGTACGCTTGCACCCCCACCCGGTACGACCCCATGAGTTGTCAAGGAGTTGTGGGCAGGGTACGAGGCACTAAAAAATGAAAGGGGTATGCCAAATGAAAGAGGTCTATGATCGCCTGAAGGAGGCATTCCCCGGGTGGGAGATCAGGCTGTTCCTACACGCTGATGGTCGTGCTACTGCTCAGCTAGTTCGTAATCAGGCGGATAATGGTGGATCTGCTGGTTTCAGTGCTCACGGAACACTCGAAGAAGTAGAAAAGTCAGTCATGGAGACTGGCCGAACGTGCGGGATCATCCATGGCTAAGACATCAAAGTTCGACTCAATAGAGAAGGCCAAAGAGTATATCCTCGCTCATCCCGATGAATCCAAGATGGAGCAGGCCGTAGCCACAGGCTTCGGAGATCGTACGATTGCCCGAGCCCGGGCAGAACTCGTCTATGAGGGAAAACTCGCGCCCTCCCGGAAGAAGGTAGCGCCTGCGAAGGATGCACCTTCTCCCCCGGCATCAGTAGCACCAGAAGCGGAGCCCGCTGGACCGCCCGCGCCGGAGTCTACGGCCCCCGGACCGGCCCCTACTGGCGGGCTCCTTGATAACCTCGCGATGCAGCAACTAGCTAACCTGATCGACACTGCTGCCTCTGAGGAAGACGACACCACAGTCCACAAGCGCCTACTCAAACAGTGTCTACTCTTCGCCTTCGATACTCGCCTGCACCCTGACACTCGTATGTCGGCCTCGCAGATGTGGTCCAAGCTCAGGGACCAATCCAAGGCGAGGGAGCTAGGGCCGGGTAAGCCGAAGACACGCGCTGACGCCGTGGTCCGTCTACGTGACATGAACGCTGCTGTTGGGGTCAGCATCTGGTTCGAGGCTGGCATCGCAGCTTTCGGTGTCCCCACTCTCATCCAGTTCTTGACTGACCTGCAAAAGGAGCCAGCCGATGCCACAGAAGTTGACGAAGCTGCGCCTCCTCGGCCATCTGAGGAAGCTCCTAGCGCGTCCTGATACACGCGTCATCAACCGCCGACTGAAGACCTGTGGACACTCAACATGGGACTACGACACTGAGTCCGGTGAGATCACGAACATCACCATCTACGTTGACTTCCGTCGTGACGGTCGCGTACGCCTCGTCCTCCACGAACTGCTCCATATGCTCATGAAGCTCGATTCAAGCATGGTCTACGAACTTGAAGAGAGCGCCATCCTCGCATGGGAGTCTCTCATCTACTCATGGTTACACGACTCGAAACGAGCAAAGGAACTGGAGTCTTGGGATAAGGCCATAGAAAGGAAGATGCGATGAGGCCCAGTATGGAACGTAATGAGGTCCATCTGATCAACACAACGAGCAACGGTGACCAGACTCTGTTGAGCGAAAATCATGGTCACAATCTTTCTACTGACTGTTGGTGCGAGCCGGTCAAGGTCTACTGGTACACCAACAAACACGGTATCACGATGCTCGTAGTCGAGCACACTGACGACGGGACACCTCACTCTGCAGTTCTTTACTCTCGCGAAACTGGGCGTGACTGGATCACTGTCCTCTTCGACTCACTCTTCCGCTAAGGAGACACACATGTTTGGTGCCAAGACCCGCTTCCGTGCTTACCTCAACCAGATCCGTCCGTACGCCATGGGCATTGATAACCGTGGTTGGCTCCCCGCTGACTTTGACTCTGCTGCCGTCCGCGAGGCTCGCCTCGATCCTACCCATGTGATCTTCAATCTCCCCGAGCCCCCGATGTCGTGGTTCGATTCTCTATTCCTGACGAAGACCCAGTACACCGCGTACATCAATCTCCGTCAGACGATCTCGAACTTCAACTCGTCCCTCGCTGCAGTCAACAACTCCCGTCGTGATCTTCAGGACACCTACTACGGTCTCATCGTTCTTCTCCACGCCTTCACCATCGGGTGCCTCGGTTCTGGTGGACTCTTTGACGCCTTCCGCTTCGCTGAGGAAGCCTTCAAGTGAAACTCTTCCGTGGTCCCACACTTGCAGTCGTAAATGATCCAACCTACGCTGACAAAGGAAACTACGCTGTCGTATTTGTGATGGAGCCCGAACTCGGTGACATCCAGCGCTCTGATTTCTTCGTCCCCGTGAACGCCACCGCTGCTGAGACGATCACCCTGATCGCCCGGCACATGAAGAACCTGAAAAAGGGCCTTGAAGGAGAAGAGTTTAATGCTTCGTGATAAGTGCACCCGCTGTCTTCGTCCGATGCCGGTCTCTACCGGTGAACTCTGCCCCGAGTGTGATGCTTACCGTGAGGCCGTGAAGCTCGACATCAAGTCTAAGAACCCGGAAGCCACGGCTGACCAAGTTCTTTACGCGGCTCGTCGCCACCTCGAAGCTACTGGCTGGCATTCTCGTGGCAACTACACGGACCCGCGTGAGTTCTCCCGTTCCGTCCCTAACCCTCCGAAGGTGAACTAGTGCGAATCCTCCTCCTGACCGTCCTTCTCCTCTGCCTTGCGTCCTGCTCCACCAAGGACCACTACTACTACTTCCCGACTGCGCCTGACACAGTGTACGTCCCGTCTCCCCCGGACACTACGCACTGCCCCGGTCATCCGCACCGTCACCCCCGAGGGAACCATGGCCGCTGACACGAACAACGATCATTCGCTCTTCTGGCGCGCAGTCTTCATCACAATCGAAGTGATCTCCCTCGCCATCTGGGGCGAGCCCCTCTACTGAAAGGACTCATATGTCCCTGACTCCTAACGATCCGATTGTCCCAGTCCCGCCTGCCCTCGTGCAGATCCACACGGAAGAGCAGATCAAACGTGCTGCCGAGAAGGGTCCCCGAGAACACAAGCTAATCCCGTCTGCTGCAGTCGAGACCCTCCGTCAGTGGGACGAGTACCGTGCTGAACAGCAGGCGATGTTTGCGAAGATGTCCCCCACAGAGAAACGCGCGCACATCCTCGGCAGTCAGGGTATCCCGTCTGATGATAAGTCCTTCCGTGATCTGGTCCGTAATCTCCCGGATCTTGATGAGATCGACCGGGCTACTGAGAAGGCACGCAAGGAAGCTGTCGAGCGTTCGAAGGCGCTGCATAAGAAGAACAACAAGTGGTATCGCAAGCTCGCCCGTAGTCTGACGGCGCTCGTCCGGAAGAAGTAATGAAGCTCACCGAACACATGATCAAGATCGAACTCGATAGTCTCTACGAGAAAGGTTCTCCACCGGACATCATTTACGTCCCCTTGGAGAGTGCCTATCGTCGTGGAGCTATCGGGTACTGGGAGTATACATGGCGAAGATTGCTGCGTCTGCTCCGGACTGGGATCTGGAAGCTGAGCGCGAACTCTGGCGCTCTATCTGTGCGCCTAACTCGTGGCATGAAGAAGATGGGACCTCAGTAGGTACCCATCCCTACTCCTACTACTACTTCCTGAAGAAGGCGTGGGGAGCAGAGTCCTACCTCAAGTCACATCCTGCTGAGCCCCAGTGGCTCTACGATCCGATTCACAAGCCATACACTTCGTGGTTGCAGAAGCACCTACTCGCATGGAAGCGGGCGTCACTAACCGGCAAGCCGGGGCGCTACCACATCGCAAGCGTGCTGCCGCGTGGCTACGGCAAGACAGTCACCTCCACGAAGTGTGCACCACTCTGGACTACCCTAGACGACTGCGACATGACGATTCTCATGCAGTCAGCCACTGGCAAGCTCTCCGAAGACATCCTTGCTTCCCAGATCGCCGTCATGAATGGCGACGATGAGGACTCATGGTTCGTCTGGCTCTACGGTAACTGGATTCAGGGCGCGAAAGAGAAGAGTAAGTCAGCGATCAAACACGCCTACCGTCGAGCGGGAAACATCTCTGAGCCCTCGATTGATATCTCTTCGGCGAACGTTGGTGCCACCGGTTACCATCCCCGGCAGAACTGGTGGGATGACCCGCTAGAAAAGAACAAGCTCCGTCAGGATCGAGACGCCTACCTTCGTGCACAGCACGACGGTGTAAACGCCTCGTACAACTCACTCCACGTCAACGGCCTTATGGCCCTGACGTTGACCCGCTACCTTGACGACGATATTGCAGGACGTCACTTCCGCAACGAAGGTATCAAGACGTGGGAGGGCATGGAGTGTCCTCACATGGCACTCTTTGACCGAGTCGCCTTCGGCAAGGGCATCTGGCACGTCTTCTTCTACCAGACTGAGGATGAACTCACTGGTGAGCCTACACATCCGGGCATGTGGACGCGCGAAACCATTGAGCAGGCAAAGGCCCGCGATCCTGAAGACTTCGCGTGTCAGCATCAGAACAATCCGGGGTCAGGTGAACGTGCCCCGCTTGTAGAGTCTCAGATCCCATACCTATATCTCGGCTACCATGACTTCTTGTGGGACGTGCAGATCAAGTGGGCAACCATCCACATCGACACGGCCTTCAAGAACAAGGACAACATCGGTCGAGGTGATGATTCTGCCATCGTGGTGTGGCTGGCTGACGCGCGAAATAACGGTGTCCTCTACCTCGACACTGACCTACTCGTGGCTTCCAATGAGTGGCGTGAAGAGGACTTCAACAAGGAACTAGTCAAGGTCTGCCTCAATCTACGAAGGCGAGGTATCTTCATTCGTGCGATCACGGATGAGACCGAACCCGGTGGTAAGGAAGGCACATACAAGAATCGAGTACTGGGTATCCTTCGCACTTCTGGTTTCCAGATGGGCGAAGAACAGTTCATCCAGTTGAACCGAACAGCGAACAAGAAGGCGCGTATCCGCACTGGTGCAGGTCACTGGGCGGAAGGTTACGCGAGAATCCTTCTCAACAAGTCGGCTTGTGATTGTCCTCCTCCTCACTACGACCCCATACTGAAGAGAGAAGTCACAGTCCGGTGTCCCCACTTCATCGTCCCTCAGGTAGTGAAGAAGATGATCTATCAGATCGTCAAAGTGGATACCACACAGCACGACGATCTCGCTGATGCAGCAACTGACGGTTTCGCACGGCAACTCTGGACACCGCCAGATTCCAATCCCGGTATACCGAGCGAGGGAGCAGAAGTTCGACGTCCGGGTGACGATGAGCTTAAGTCCTTTGGTCGGCCGATGACTAACGAAGAAATCTTTGCCCTCATCGACGAACGCAATGAACTTCGTGATGCAGGGTACGACGACGGTATTCGCGGATGGGGAGATGACGATGAGTCAGTGCTCCCTCGTGAACCAGTCTAGTGAGGACATAATGAGCAATCCTTCTTCCGCACCAACTGTTCTTGCCGAACTCAATACGCTCATCACCAGTTTGATCTTTGAGCGTGATCGTCTTTCGACCCTGACGAAGCCGTCTCTCCCGGGTAATGTGTCTATCTGGGCGGCGATTGATTTCACTGTACGTCAGGCCGTTCTTACTGACGCTGACGGTAATCTTGCGGACGGTCTAGTTTTGCTCCAGACCATCAAAGACAACTTCCCCGCCGTATGACTGTCACTATCGTTTCCGACGAAGGAAAGAAGGTTGTCTACCAAAAGGTAACTGATCTTTACGTCGCTGTCAGACAAGAAGTCCAGTCATCGCGTGACTCGAAACTGGTTCACGAACTCGTTACCTCCTCTCAGTCATGGGGTCCTAACGTCCGCGAACTCGTGAAGGAAGTCCAGCAGTCGCTCGTCGAACTGCAAGATTTCCTGAGGAGCTACCGGAATGGCAATCCCAAGTAATGTCGTCATAGGCTGGGCCGGTTCAGCCGCTTCCATCCCCGTTGGTTGGGTGCGGGAAACTCGTCTTGATAGTATGTACGTAGTAGGCGCTGCCACGTCGGCTGATGCAGATCCGACGACCTCTAGGGGAAACGCTAGCCACATCCACACATCACCAGCGCACGCACCTATACAGGATGCACATACACACAACTTCTTTACCATCGCCATTGCTGGTAATGTCCGCCCGTTGACTGGTGGTTCGCCACTCTACACCTCGGCGCGTAATCTTCATGATCACACGGGTACGTCGTCTGCTGCTACAGCAGTTAACGACTCAGTCACGATCACAGTTGACGCTACGGCGAATGACCTAGCGTATACAAGTGTCATCTGGATCAAGAGTACGGGCATTGATGCGACATTCCCGGTAGGGTGCGTTGCCTTCTGGATGGACGATGCTATCCCGGTAAACTGGTCGCGAACTCTTGGTGGCAAATACTTGAAGGGCGCTTCGGCTGCTGCTGATGGTGGGAGTTCTGGTGGCTCGAATACGCACACGCACACTTCTCCAGCACACACGCATACGATTCAAGATCACCAGCACGTTGCTGCAGCGTCTAGTGGTCCAGACTTCACTTCAGATTTTCGAGCCAGTGCTACTACTGTCTCGATTACTGACACCAACCACTACCACAATGTGTCGCTTGATTTTGGATCTGGTGCGACCAACCAATCGACGACCACGACAATCAGTACTAGTAACCACGAACCTCCGTACATTGTAGTAAATGCCATTACGGCTATCGCCCCAGATCTACCCATCGGTATCGTAGCGCTATGGTTGGGTGCAAACGCTAGCATCCCTTCTGGATGGTCGCGTGTTACGGCGCTAGATGGTAAATGGATCAAGGCGGCTTCCGCCAATGGACAGGTTACGACTACTGGTGGCGCAACTGCACATACACATACTGCCTCGTCGTGTCAACCGGTACAAGATCCGCATAACCATCTTGCTTTTGGTAGTGCCCCTCAACCTTCAGGGACAAAAGTTGCATCTGGGACTGGATTCTCTGCTACCATCACGCACACGCATGACTGGGACACTGACGTAACTACTGCAACAAATCAAGCTGCTTCAGTGTCCATCGACAATAGTGCGGACGGAGATGCTTACCCACCGTACCGAACTGCTATCTTCATCCGATTTGCTTCGTCTGGACCCACTGTGAGTATCACTGGGGCGACGTCTTATGACATCCCACAGTGGCAGTCGATTGAAGGCAAGGTACTACCTGAGGTGGCTGCCCGTATCGCGCATGGCGACCGCCGTTTCTACCCGGAGGCACTGTGAGCAAGAAGACACTCAAGCCACTGATTCACGTGAAGATCACTGGCACTGGTGTCAACGATGAGTTCGATGCAGTCTCACACGAGATCGTCGGACTCCCCGCTGGCACTTATCACAAGTTCGACTTCGTCAATGGCGTTACTGCCTACTGGAACGACTTCGGTATCCGCTGTGTCTACATCGCCAAGTACGGTGAGACTACTGTGATGGAGTCGGAGGAAACGTACCACAACTAGTGTCGAAACATCGACACTTCTACATAAGTGTCAACCGTTTGCCACAACGAAAGGACGTCCCATGAAGCGGATCATTTTCTTCGATATTGAGTCGAGGAAGTGGGCAAAGGACTTGCGTCCGGATGATGAAGATGCCGGATGGGACGAACTTCGCGACGGAAAAGGCGGGGCGTCGGCCATTGCAGTATACGACTCCCGCGACAACTGGCTTTACCTCTACGATGACCACGAAGCTGAACAATGTGCTCGACACCTAGAAGCTGCTGACCTAGTTGTTGGTTACTGCTCTGAGAAGTTCGACATCCCGTGTATGGAAGGTCTCGTGAATCGACGCCTTCGGATACGATCATCCTATGACATCTACGTAGAGATCGTCAGAGCGTACGCAAGTATTGGACGACGAGGACAGAAAGGTGATTTCACGCTCGATGCGATGAGCAAACGCAATCTTGGTCGTGGCAAAATCGACCATGGGTCCAACGCCAAGGAACTCGCTCAGCGAGGGCGGTGGGGCAAGCTATTCAACTACTGCGCTGACGACGTTCATTTGACTTACGACCTATTCCAGAAGCTCCGCACTGACGGCGGGCTGATCGGGTTAAGGGGACAGTTCATATCCCTTCCCGTTCCTGAGGGCCTCTAATGTACATCAACCCGATCTTCGAGCGTGCACAGGGTGCCTCGGCCTTCCGTGAACAACTTGTTCAGATGGTCGTAGACTGTATGCGCTACTCAGAGAGCCACTTCATTGGCATCCGAGCCAAGTGGCCTCGTCTCTACGAACTGTGGCGTGGTACGTGGTCTGGTAGATTCCATCCACACAAGAACAACGTCCACATCCCGCTGATCTACTCGGCGGTATGGGCTGATGCATCGCGCAAGGCTGCGTCCTCGCTCTCTACATATCCGATTGTCTCGTTCATGGGTTACGGCCCTGACGATATGAAGATCGCGCGTAAGCAGGAGGCACTGTGCGCTGCTCAGATGAAGGACGACGGGACGTTCCTGAAGCAGGTTGACGCTATCGTCGGTGCTGACCTGTATGGAGTCTCTGTCATGCAGGTCGGTTGGAAGCGTGAAGAGCCAATGCGTATCCTTGAGCAGATCGACCGGATGCCACTCTCTGGTAAGGTCGTCCGCCACATCCGCAAGGGCAAGGTCGTCACGTTTGACGGTCCTGAGTCGATCAACATCGACCTACTCGATTTCTTCCCTCAGCCCTGTGTTCCGCGTCTGAAGGACATGAAGTGGGTCATCCGCCGATACTTCCTTGACCTTGATGACATCCGTTACCTCGTCTCGATTGGAACCTTTGATGCTACTGAACTCAAACGACTCGAAACTGAAGGTTCTTTTGGAGCTAACGCAACTACGTTAGCAGCTTCCATCCGCCGATTCCAGACTCGAACCGGAATGGACGATGAGACTGCCCGCTTTCAGAACAAGTATGCTAGACCGGTTGAGATCCTTGAGTTCTGGGGAGTTGTCCCGTCCGAGTACGCCACTGACGGAGTCCTCTCCAGAGTAATCACGGTCGCAAATCGGCGCTACATGATGAGGAACCGCCCGAATCCTTACAACCATGGGCAGCTTCCGTTCATCTCGTACTCGCCCACGCTGGACCTTCACTACTTCTACGCTCCCGGCAAGGCCGAGGTTGTTGAGAAGCTCCAGATCGTTGGTAACCGCTACCTGAACCAGTCGCTCGACGCAGCAGATCTGATGATCGATCCGATGACGTTCTACAATCGTGCTTCTGGTCTGATCACTCGCAATCTATACTCGCGTCCGGGACGCTTCATCGGCCTCAATGGCAATCCCTCAGAGATGATCCAGCCGTTCCAGCAGAACCTTCAGGGCCTGACTGTAGCGGACCAAAAGATCTCACAGATGCGTGAGTTCCTCCAGATGGGAACTGGCATCGTAGACGACGCCGTTCAGGGCATGGGTGGCGACAGCCGACAGACGGCCCGAGAGTTCGTCGGACGCCGAGAGGCTGCTGGCACACGGCTCATGCTGGAGTCCCGCATCTACGAAGAGATGATGCTGGAGCCTCTGGCGAACATGATGATGGCACTCAACAAGCAGTTCCTTGATCCCCCGGTTGAGGTCCTGATCCTTGGTGATGGCTCCTCGCTCGATCCGGTTACCGGTGAGCCGGTCCCGAGCACGCGAGACGTGCTTACCGGCTACGACTTGTACCCGTCCTACAGTGCAAGAGCCCTCGGGGCGACTATGGGTCTGTCGAAGCAGACGCAGCAGCAGACGCTGATGCAGCTTCTTCAGGCAATGTCGTCTCCGATTGGTCAGGCACTCATGGGTCAGATCAACGCTGTGAACTTCTTCCGTGGTCTCTTCCGCGTATTTGAGGTCCCGAACATCAACGAGATCTTCATGAAGAACTCACAACTTGGTGAACTGGCGAACGCTGCCAATGGCGGTATGGGTCCGAGCCCGCAAGGCGTCCCGACTCCGTCACAGATCATTGGCGGTGGCCCATCTGTCCTTCCGGGTATGCCGGGCTCTGCTCGTCAGGGTGCCGGGGCTGCCTCTGGGCTGATGGTTCCTCCGAGTATTGCTGGTCTCCCCACGCAGCTTACTGGGGTAGCGTAACCTAGAAAGGCGGTCGTATGGCTGGTGACCTCAAACGGTTCTTCGACGTAGGCCGATTGGACGAGCAGCAACTTGGGATGATCGAGTTCGTCTTGAACTCTCCTGCGTACACTGACTCATTCAAGCCGTATCTACTGTCGATCCGTGATAACATGAACGACCTATGGCTAGATCGTTCACAGAAACGTAAGGACATGTTCCCTGATGACTATCTCGCTGGAATGATCGCCGCAATCGATGGACTACTCAAACTGTTCACGATCTTGATCCACGAGACTAGCGTCGAACGAATCCACAGTGCAATGTCCAACGCGTCTTCTGATCAACAGTACGATCAGTACGTCAAGGACGGTAGGAATCAACCGGTGGTCGGCATCAATCAGAATGCAGTACCCGACCGATTTGAACCTACGGAGTTTGACTAATGCCCAGTAGTGAAGTTATGCACAAGTTCAAAGAGGGCAAACTGAAGAGCGGTGGTTCCGGTAAGGCAGTTAAGAACCGGAAGCAGGCTATCGCGATCATGTTGTCTGAGAAACGTAATGAAGCTGCCCATGGTGGTGAATACGTGAGCGGCTCCGAACGTAGTAACCCTCTTGCCGGTACTCGCCGGAGCAAGAGCAAGTAGTACACCCCCGCCCGTGTTGGACAACCCTTCACGGAAAGGAGAGCAACGATGAATATCGGACGTAATAGAGAAGAGCAGGAACTTACTCGACTGTTGGCTGCCACCCTAGTGCAGAAGGAGGTCATGGAGCCGATGGCGAAGATCGGGTGGGGTCATGGTACCCCACCGCCCCCGGACTATAGTGGACAACCCACCACCGAGGGAGCACCGGCTGCCCCGGCGTCACCGGCACCTGCAGCGTCTCCGAGCGGACCACCCGCTTCTGCCGCTACTGGTAAGCCCGCGACCCCTGCAGCCAAGGCGGACGCCCCTACGTTCTCGTTTAATATCGAGGACTTCAAGAATCCCATCACTGGCATGTACTTTGATAAGTACCCGTCAGCTAATGAGGCTCTTAAGGGGTTGGGCCACCTCGCAAACATGGCGAAGACTTCGTTCTCCGAAAGGGATGCTGCCAAGGCTCGGCTTGCCGAGATCGAGGCCGAGAATCAGCGTCTTCGCTCTACGCCGGTCAGGGACCCCCTGACTGCTTCGACTGCTGCCGTTCCCTCCGCTTCGCGAGTGGATGTGGACCGGGCACAGCAGGCCCTCGACGCGGTGCTGTCGCAGGTTGCTGAGGACGGAGGCGTCCTCAACGAAGACTACGCAAAGAAGCTCAGTACGGCTCAGCGCGAACTGAGTCGGGCTGAAGCTCGCTTTGCAGTTGCGGAATCTCAGGAACAGGAGCGCAGGGCTTCTGCTGCCGAGAATGCGCGCTGGAGTCGCGTGAACGAGTACATGGATGAAAAGTACCCGAACGCTTCTAAGTTCGCGGCTGAGATCGGTCTGCATGTGCAGTCCGACCCACTGCTCTCCAAGGCAGTCGCAGCCTTGGTGTCGCGGGGTGAAGAGGTTGAGGCGTCAGAACTCGCATGGCTTGCTTATAGCAGGGCCGTGCAGATGTCTGGCGACTCGGTCGCTCGCGCCGAAGCCCAGATGACCGAAGAGGAACTCAAGGCTCGTGAGCAGGTTCGCAATGAAGCCGTGGCTCGCGCCCGCGTTGATGCGGGTGTGATTCAGGGCTCACCCGGTGGCGCAGGTATCCACCAGAACGCTGACGTTGGTCCCGGTCGTGAGGAGATCGAACTCCTCGCTGCTGAGATGCGTCGTCAGGGTGATGCACCCGGTTCTCCGGCTGCTGCTGCGTGGCGTCATGCTGTCATTGGGCGCTTCCTCCCGCATGATCTTTTCCCTAATCAGTAAGAAAGGCGGGTCCACAATCAACTTCCCCCTATAATAGGGGAGAGGAAACAACACCATGGCTGGTACTGCCCCCGGTGATTTCGGCACCTATCGTTTCGATGGTACCGATCTCATCTCCGGCGTCGCTAAGGAAGATCTGCTTGAGCAGATCACGAACATCTCGCCTTACGATACGCCGTTCGTTTCGCAGGCCCCGAAGGTTGGGTGCCGTCACATCTATCACCAGTGGCTGCTCGACTCCCTCGCTGCTGTCGGCACGGCTCCTAATGACCTGACCGGCGCTATCGAAGGCGCTGACTGGGCCTATCAGGCTACCACGCAGGCTTCCCGTTCGTTCAACGTCACGATGATTCTTCGTAAGGACCTCGGTCTTTCGGAGTCGCAGCGTGCGGTGAACACGGCTGGCTTCGCGGATCAGTATGCCTACGAGGTTCAGAAGGCCACGAAGGAACTCGCCATCAAGCTGGAGCGTTGCGTCTTCGGTGCCCTGACCACGGCGACCGGTACTTCCGGTACGGCGCGTGTCATGAAGGGTCTGCAGGCGTTCACTGTTACCAACACGGCCCTCGCTGGCGCGATTGGTGGCACCGTTGGTGATGCTACCCACGACGGTCAGCTTACGGTCTACGACTTCAACGAGATGCTCAACGTGATCTACTCGGCTGGTGGTAACCCCGAGCAGGTGTACGTGTCGCCTCGTATCAAGCGTCAGATCAGCGGCTTTGGCGTCCCGGGTGCTGCGGCCGGTAATGTCTACGCCAAGAACATCGCGGCTGTGGACAAGAAGCTCGTCGGTGCGATTGACTTCTATGACTCGGACTTCGGTCTGATTCAGGTTGTCCTCGACCGGTGGGTTCCTGAGAGCACGAACACCACGACCGCTACGGCTTCGGCTACGGCAACTGGTGGTGGTCTGTTCTTCCTGTCGCGTGCCATCAACCGCCTCGCGTGGCTGCGCCCTGTCAAGCACGAGCTTGTTGGTAAGCGTGGTGACTCGGTCGCCGGTCTTGTGGTCGGTGAGGTGACGATGGAGGTGCTCGCTGAGAAGGCCAATGGCTGGATCAAGAGCGCTAACAACAAGAGTGCCATCACCTAATCAGTGATGTACTCCAACCCAGTAGGGGAGGGCCTCCGGGTCCTCCCTACACTGGTCTACGAGGTATTGAATGGCAAAGCCGAATCCGGTCACTGACAAGGACCCGGGTACTCGTGATCTTGGGAATGGTCTCACTGCGCTTCACCGCAAGGAGATTGTCCGCTCGACTATGGAGATGCCGGATGTCAGCATGAAGACCAACGACGGGGATAACCCGACGGTGGCGAGTGCTCCGTTTGCTACGGGCACTGACAATCGAAATCGTGAGGGTGGTGGCAAGACCAACCCCTATCCGGCCATGCCCGGAGCGAACTCCTAATGGCTTCCCCCCGTCGTAATCCCACGAAGGGTATGGCAATCGTTAAGGCGGGAAACTACGCGGCTCCAATCGATACGACGGGGATGGACCCGAGCGACATGCCTCCGGGTACAGTCCGTCAGACGCAGTTGGGTCGCGTGAATCAGAGTCTCATTAAGAAAGGGCGAAAGCCCCTGATCGACCCTGCTTCTAAGGAAGCTCGGCGATAACGGAGGAATAGAATGTCCAAGGGTCGTGGTAATCCGGTTCAGTCCCTTATTAGTCGCAAGGTTCTGTCGCAGTCGGTCGCTAATCCGGTTGCTAGCAACGAGAATACGGACAAGGGGAACCCGGCGAAGATGCGTGGTGGTGTGAAGCAGAATCCTTCGAAGACGCTGAACCAGAAGGTCGGCAATCCGTCCGATGGTTTTGCTCAGGCTAGCAAGCCCATTCCCGGTCTCGCTGGCAAGCGGGGCAAGTAAGATGCCTCGCGGGAATCCAGCGCTTCAGCACTCCAAACGTGAAGCTGCTCGTGGAAAAGAAGATTCAGCACGGGAAGAGAGTGCTGAGTCTAAGGCTTTCGAGAGTGCTGAGAAGGAAGACAAGAGCCTGCACAAGACAGTGAATAAGATGGCGAAAAAGATCGGCGTTAAGTCCAAGAAGTGATGATAACGCCGTAATAAAAAGGAGAGACTATGGACGCAAAGGACTTCAGAGTGACCCGTGTGAAGGGGACAGGGAATGCCAGTCAGGGGTCACTCGCTCTGCTCGGGGAGACCGTCCGTCTCGCTCAGGAACACGTACCGAAGCTGCGTGCTTCTGCTCAAAATCGCATCGAGTTCCGGAACATGGAGGACTCGATGTCACAGCTTGGGGCTTACTGTCGAGCTAACGGATTCGATCCGACTCGTTCGTTCCAGCACGTAGCTAACCTCGACACTGAGATCTGGGCGCTCATCCTCAAAATGTTCGCCAAGGAAGACGACGATGGTAACATGATGGACGATGGTCTTCTTTATAAGACCGATCCAAGAACTAACGCCCTCGCCCTGAACAAAGAGTTTTTCTACGCGTTGATCGGTTATCTAGAGTCCTGTGGTGTGCCGTGTGACATGCGTGGTAAAATCAAGGTAAACTGAAAGGAGCCCACCGTGGCCTCAAACTTCTACGTCTGGTCGTTCATGCACGGACATCGTAGCGCCTGTTCCTACTACCGTATCGAGGTTCCACAGTCGCTTCTTCGCGACATGGATTACACGAATCTCTACATGGACAATGGAGAAGTTGACCAGAACGAATCCAATATGGCGCGAATGTACTCTGACATCGCCCATTTCTACGCTATTGGTGGCGCACAACCTCTACATCTACTCAGAACCCTTAAGGGAATCAAGCCTGCTGTCCGTGATGGACACGATATTTATCCCCCTGCTCTCATCTATGACATCGACGACAACAACGACTTCGTCCATCCATTCAACATGGTCTTCGTTAGTCAGGGTGTCCGTGGGTACCCCGACGCTAGATTCCTGAAGCCCGGCGAGGGATTGGACATCACTGATCACACTGGTAAGGTCATCGCTCAGTGGGTGGATGGTGCTACTAGGTGCAACGGGCAGATCTTCAATATCCAGAGAAATCTCACGGAAATGAAGCTCCGGCATCAGATTATCCGTGAGTCGCATGGTGTCACTGTTACGACCCCGACACTAGCTAAGTACATGAAGGACGTCATTGGTGTGAAGAATGTTCATGTCTTCCCCAACACGATTGTCCCAGAACACTTTGAGACTGTACGTGCAGTCCGGACTGACGATAAGATCCGAATCCTCTGGCAGGGAGGTATGAGCCACTGGATCGACTGGTATCCTCTCCGAGACGCATTGAAGATTCTCTCGCAGAAGTACCGTGACAAGATCACGTGGGTAATCTTCGGAGAGTGGTTCAAGTGGATTCACGAGAACATCCCCGACGACATGGTCGAGCATCACCAGTGGGTTGAGTATAGCGCGTACAAGCTCAAGCGAGGGCTCTTGAACGTCGACATCAACCTGTGTCCGCTCACCAATAACGTGTTCAATTCGTGTAAGTCGGCGATCAAGTGGTACGAAGCCTCAATCTGGGAAAAGCCCGAGGCCACCCTCGCGGCAGTTTCCCCTGTTCACTCTGAGATCGTAGACGGCGAATCTGGTTTGCTGTACCGAACGCCAGAAGAGTTTGTCGAGAAGCTCAGCTTACTGATCGAGAACGCCGATCTTCGTACGAAGGTGGCGCAAGGTGCGAAAGAATGGGTGCTGGCTAACCGTACGCCTAAGGCTACGATCCCAGCACTTTTCGATTTCTATTCTGAGACTCGTGCCCGTCAGCGGCGAGAACTCGGAAAGCCCCTGATCAAGACCCCCTCCATGGATCAGATCAAGAAGCTAGCGATCCCACTGAGGTAGACTATGAGTATGACGTTGGCAAATGCGAAGATCTACGTAGCGCGAATCATCGCTGGTGGCAACACCGCCACAGTGCTTGATATGGCTGGAGAAGCCATCATTCGCGCGTACGAAGAGTGGCAGTCCAAGCGGTATTGGCGTTTCCTATTGAAGGACTCCACCAATGGATTCCGCGTAGCCTCACTGACTCTCACAGCCACATCGTCCTCAGTACTTGCTTCAACTGCAGGAGCCCTCGACGGGGTTAACCCGGGCGTCGGTGTAACTATCCTCACGGGCAGTACCGCTACATTGGCAGCAGGTACTACTGTTTCTAGTGTGGCGTACAATCCTGTTGACGGTACGATCTCATCGATCACCTTGTCGAATACTATCGGTGGTACAACCGATACCAACGCGACACTGATCTTCTCTGGAGATATCCCGATCATCGCTGGACAGCGGACGTACAACGTTCCTCCAGACTTTGACCGTCCCTCTGGGGCTCGTATGGTCGGAACACCGACGTATAGCCTGACTTGGAAAGATCCTCGCGCATGGGACCGTACCATCATCAACCAGACAGTACAGGGGAACCCACAGGAGTACACAGTTTTCAACTCCTACAGTCCTCTGACTCAGAACTTTGGAACTAAGAAGTTGATGCTTGACGTCATCCCATATTTGAACAACACGATGACGATGAAATACTTCCGTAAGTTCAACATCACCGCTACTACAATCGATATCCCCGACGAGTTCCTCTACATGTTCCTAGACTACGCGAGGGCTCGCCTGCTTGAAGCTAAGCGGGCGCAGGACAATCCTGAGGGGTATATCGCTGCAGCCGAAAAAGCTCAGGAGACCGCGTCTGAGAAAGACGAACAACCTTCTGACGATGACGACGCTGATCAGTGTCTCAAGACGGTATACGAGGCAGGTGCCTACCGGCCTCTTTGGGGCAACGGTGAGTTCACTCCTTTCCGCGATTGGTAAGAGGTCCACATGTCTGCTTTCCTCACCGAACTCTTCACGGGTGGCGTCTGCAACCTGAAGCACCCTGCTCTTCTCAAGGAGGGTGAACTTCAGCGTGGCGACGACTGCGTTTACCGTGACAAGGATGAAGCGATCTGGAGAGCGCCGGGTCGCACCGCGATGCTCTCCGCCGCTATCGCTGGTGGGATCAAAGGCATCGGACATTTCTCTTTCGATGCCGGCTACGTTGATCAGTTCGTAGCTCTGGGTCGCCAGACTACTGGTAGCCCTACGTGGATACCGGCACCAGATCCGGCATACCCGGCAAATCATCTGTATGGAGCGAACTTCACTGCAGTCAGTGGCCTAACACTCTCTGAGATCGGAGGGCAAGGTCTCTGGACTGGTGTACTGACCAATGGTGGATCTGGTGTCGCTACCATGGAGTCCCAGATCCAAGTTGCTTCTGTTGTGATCAGTGGTTCTACGCTGACCATGGCGTCTACGACCGGGCTCACCGTTGGGATGGTCGTCACCTTTGTCTCTGGTACCGGTAGTATCGCGGCAAACACGAGCATCCAATCAGTAGATTCTGCAACTGCTGTAACGATGACTAACGCCGGGACGGCCGGTACTGCGACGCTTAACTTCACTCAGTACCCGTTCCTTGCATCAGCCATTGGTTCCCGTTTGATCGGTACTGGTCTCGGTGCAGAAGTCCGGATCACTGCAGTGTCGAATCAGGACGGGACGTCGGGTCGTTACCGTACCGCTACTTTAACCGTTTCCACTGGTTCTGCTCCGACCAACGGCACATATACTTATGTGATCACGTGGGGTGGAGTGTACAACCTGAACAACACGGGGACGGAAAGTTTCGACTTCATCCAGTACGGAGCAAGAAAGTACTACTTCTGGGATGGAGTAGGGACTCTTCAGGTCGCGGAATGGAAGTCCCGAGCTTCAGCATCTGACGCCACACTTGGGGCAGTACTCTCGATTCGTCCTGCTGCCATGAAGCCGGTAGAGGCTGCGCCTACAGTTGTTAAGCAGACTGGTACCACGGGTTGGAACACTGTAAAAGGTGCTGGCACCTACTGGATTTTGATCACGGAGATTTTTTCTCCTGAAGCTAACATCGCTACGGCTCTCAAAGACCCCGTCCTGAAAACTCAAATCGTGGAGTCAGCATATCTGGCCGCTAATCCCGCGACTACTGCTGACACTGGTTCTCAGTCCGGAGTTGGTCTCCCGATCTCGGTTAACATCACGACTGTTGCTACCGACCAGATATTGATCACGTTCCCCGCTGTCACGAACAATGGTACAGACGGATTCATCGCAACGCACTGGGGAGTGTATATCTACGGGCCGTCGTCTGACATGCCTTCTCTGGCTTCGATGCGCCGTTGTGCAACTATCC